GTTCGAATCCTTCTGCCCCTGCCATGATTAGTCTGTAAAAACGACGTACTAAAGCCGTTTTTACAGACTTTTTTTATGAGGCAGTGATCTGTCCGTTGTTTGTCCGTTTTTTCTGAAATACTGAAAAACGATGGTTTCATCTGAATTTCTGACCGTCTGTATTGTCCGTTCCGAGAATGCAGTCTGCTACACTGTCCATTGCCATAGCTTGTGCTTTGCGGAACGAGTGAGCATAGATCTTCAAAGTCGTTGTAGCATCATTGTGTCCAAGGCATGCCTGCACAGTTTTTACATCAACACCTTTAAGGATCATGATCGAAGCATTAAAGTGACGGAACGAATGAATATTAACGAATCGTAATCCTGTTCTTTTGCAGAACTTTTCATAGAATTTGTAGGGTGACCGCAAGCTCATAGGCTCTCCATTGATTTTATTAAACAGACGGTCGTTTTCTATCCATTTGGAACCAATAGAATCTTTGTAATCATTCTGCATTTTTCTGAAGTCACGCAGTTTTTCAATAATTACATCGGGAACCTTGATAATGCGTAAGCTGCTGTTGGTTTTAGGCGTATCTGTATATATACCCTTTTCCTTTGTCCATGCAGATGTCCTTTTGACAGATATCAGATGATTATCCCAGTCAATATCTTTCCATTCCAACCCAAGCAATTCTCCTCTGCGAAGCCCTGTGAAAAAAGAATATAACGTATTTCAGGTTGGCTTCGCTTTCCTTTTCAAAAAATGAAAGCATTGACTGCACCTCTTCCAAGGTGTAAACAGTACGTTCTTTAGCAATAAGTTTGGGCAAAGTAACATTGCGGCAAGGGTTGTTCTGTATCATCTGCATTTTGACCGCATAATCAAATACAGTTGAAATAAAAGTTACATAATTTCGTACTGTTTTCGGAGCAAGTCCTCCTTCCGGTATAGGCATATCTGCTTTGTCGTTGGCTGTTCCGTTTCCTGAAAGTACAGATACAAATTTCTGAATTGTTCTTATAGAGATCTTATCCAGTCTCATATGTCCCATATTGGCATATACACGCTTTTTCAATGCATTGTATGTACGGATAGTCTGTGTTTTCAGGTTAATAGATGCATAATCGCAGAACCATTGTTCAGCAAAATCTTCAAACTTTGTTGAAGCGGTAAGATAACCATTGTTGCACGCTTCCTCAAAGAGCACGGTCTGACGTTTCAGTTCCTTTTCAATCTGCTTTGCTGTCATCTTAGGGTCAGGCGTCCATGTCATGGAACGTTCTATTTGTTTGCCGTTAACATTATATCCTTGCGATGTTCTGATTTGATATGAGTTTCCTCTTTTTCTTATTGTTGCCATAATCTGAATCCTCCTATTTCAGATCTATGACACTTCTGTATTTATATATTATCGCTTTACTATCATAAAGCCAAGCTTGCTTACAGAAAAAGTCATATTATTGTTCTACAATTTTTCGTTCCCAATGCAGATATTGCACCGGGAACATTTTTATTTATCTGATGTTATTTATGTAATCAAAAAGCGTTGCTTTACTGATAAGTATCTTTCCACGCTTACCATTACCTGTTCGGATATACGGAATCTTTTTCTGCGCTACAAGCTGACGTATGGTATGCTCCGATAAGCCGGTTATTGCTGCGGCACACTCTTTTATCGTCAGCATCTCAAAAGAACTTTCAGTATTTTTCTTAGCAGGTGATTCCTGATGATTATCATTGTTATCAACAAGCTGTGACAACAGCGCAGCAATCTGCGCAATAATTTCATTTTTATTTTTCTCAATAAACTTCTCCATTTATCTCAGGCAGATATTCTGATTTTTCAATTTCGGCAATTTTTCTGATTTGTTTAAGTGAATCACCGCAGCAATAAAATGCTCTTGTGATTTTTCTCAGTTCATAAAGATCATATCTTTTCAGATTTCCCTGAACAGCAATTTTGCGAATGAACCTACCTTCGGGAATTTTCAGATATGCAGCTTTGGGGTAAATAGCCTCATATTCGCTTTTTGAAAATCTCAGATGACGTACGATATTTCTGCTCATAGAATTTCACACTTCCTGACAATTTCGGGAATCGGAATGCGGAACCTTTCTGTGAAACTTTTCAGAATGTCAAGCTGCGTGCTCAGAGCGTTGATGTTTTTGACGCTTATTTTTCTGTAAATGTTTATTTCTTTGGCAATAGCGTTCAGCTCGTTTCCCACCATTCTGAAACTTATCAAATTGTCATGCAGCGACAAAAGGTCATACCGGAGAATATTGCCGTTCACAGCGGTTCGGCGTATGTATTCGCAGATGCTCACATTTGATTTTGCGGCTTTCCTTCTGAGAATATCATCTTTCTTTTCATTTAATCTTATATGCTTTTCTATATATCTTTTAGCCATAAATATAGCTGCTCCTTTCATAAATCATGGGGCTGGGGATATGCCTCAGAAACGATTTTGTGGGATACAAAATTTACGCTTGCTATCTTCCTGACCCGCCATACCTTGCAATATTGTTGCATCTCTTCTTTCAACACGTTGCAAGCTATCTCTTTCCAAGACCGAAAATACCCTTGCTGACCTTTGCCTCAGCAAGTGCTTCTTTCAGTTCGGAGCATTTATCTTTAAGTGCTGTTATCTCAGATTTCTGACTATCGCAAAGCACCTTTAATGATGCTATCTCACGTTCCAAATCTGAAATGCGGCTGTTCTTTTCATCAACTAATGCAGTAATATCGGATATACGATTTTCCAGCTCACTTATGCGTTTGTCCTTTTCTTGAGATAAGTGAAAATACATGTTCGAATCTGACCTAAAGCTTTCCGAAGCAGTCTTTTCTTTCTGCATCTGACTTTCAATTGCAGAAATATGTTTCTGTAAATTTTCATTATCCGAAACAAGCAAAATATTCTGTATTCGCAGTTTGTTGTTTTCTTCACAAGCCGAATTATACATTTCCGTTGAAATTTTCTTAGGTTTCAGAAAATTGACTGCGTTATCATCAAGTATTTTAACTCCATTGTTGTTTTTGAAAATATGATTTTTCAGTTTTTTTCGTGTCTGCGGATTGTGGCATAAACGGCCTGATGCGAAATATGATACATTTTGCAAAATTTATTTATAGTCACTTCCTTTGTATATGCCGTCCCGAAAACCGCAGCTGCACGGAGTCAGAACCGCACCCTTGCCGCTCATGAACCGCAGTAGTATGCAGTAGTATAATGATAGTGGCACACGGAAGTGTGACTACTAACATTAGGAGGTCCTGATATGATAGATTATCGGGAAATATTGCGGCTTCATAGCCAGAATCATAGTCAAAGGCGAATTGAAACCAGCGTACACAGTTCGCATCAGACAGTAAAGGCAGTATTGGAGAATGCTGCCAAGTATGGTATCTCATGGCCGCTTGATGATGATATGACAAATGAAAAACTTGATGAGATTCTGAACAACTCTGCAAAAAAGCATGGATTCATTCCCTATGCCGAGCCGGACTATGCCTACATCCACAGGGAGCTTTTCAAGAAGGGCGTAACACTTACCTTGCTCTGGAGCGAATACTGCGAGCGTTGTTATGCAAACGGAGATAAGCCGTACATGAGCACGCAGTTTGGTGACAAATACCGCAGCCGGGCGAGAATCACTAAGGCTACAATGCGTATCAATCATAAGCCGGGCGGAAACTATGCAGGTTGATTGGGCAGGCGGAACTATACCCTACTATGATTCGGTAACGGGCGAAGAATACAAGGCATATCTGTTTGTTGCTGTGCTCCCGTGCAGTGGCATAATTTATGTGGAAGCGTGCACGGTTATGAAGCAGGAAAACTGGCTGCTTTGCCATGTTCATGCCTATGAATACTTCGGCGGAGTTACAAAAATTCTTGTTCCGGATACCCTTAAAACAGGTGTTACAGCCAATACACGCTATGAAATACAGCTGAACGCAAGTTATCGTGAACTTGCAGAATACTACGGAACAGCTATTGTTCCCGCAAGAGTTCGTAAGCCGCAGGATAAAGGACTTGTAGAAAAATCTGTCGGATTTTCAACCACATGGATCACAGCGGCACTTCGTGAGCAGAAGTTCTTATCGTTTTCTGATGTTAAAACAGCTGTTGCGGAGCGTCTTGAGGTTATCAACAACAAGCCGTTTCAGAAACGATCCGGCAGCCGCAGAGAAACATATGAGAATGAAGAAAATATGAGAATGAAGAAAAGGAGTTTATGCTTTCTCTTCCTGCACATCCATATGAGCCTGCAATATGGACTCAGGCTGCTGTCGGAAACGATTATCTCATAAGTGACGGCCGCAACAAATACTCTGTACCCTTTGATCTGATCGGCGAAAAGGTTCAGATCCGTCTTACGGAGAATACGGTTGAGGTCTATTTCAATGGCAGCCGAGTCACGTCACATAACAGGCTTGAAAAATACAGTGTTCAGCCTGTTGTCAATCCCGATCATATGCCCGAAAACCATCGTAAATATCTGCGGTACAATGCAGAAGAATTCAGGCGTTGGTCTGCAGATGTGGGTAAATGTACCGAAAGCGT